GTCTTCGCGGTCTGACCACTGCACCTTGCGAGGATCGCCATCAGCGCCAAAGCACACGACGAAACGCTCTTCCGTCACCATCATGCCAGTGCAGCTTGTTGGCGCGTTTGCGATCAGCGCAGCGTCAGTCAGAACGTCACCCTGCCACTCGTACAGCTTGCCGTCATCGTATGACATGGCCAGCAAATACTCGCCCCAATTCTCCAGAGACCAAGTTGTCGCCGGAAGGATGGTTTCAGTGTCAGCGCGTGGCAAGCCGTATTCTTCGTTGCCGTAAAACCCGCCGCCATATGCAGTGTTGATATTTGCGTCCACGCGACCAGCGGTGAGGCCAGCCGGTGTAATGTCACTCACAGTGCCATTTGCGTTGATAACATACAGGCTATTGTATGTACCAGCCGCCACCAGCCGCAATCCGTCATTCTCTTCCCACGCAAGCATGGATCGGGCAACGCCGTTCAGATCAACAGATGCTCTCTGCCGCCATCCACCAACAGGACGCAGAGCATCCTCATGCCAGCGGACGAGGTTAATGTCCCGCCAGCGGCCCTGAGACATAAGGTCAGTGCCGTTGCGATACTGGCCAGCGGGGAGTTTTAGCGGGATTAACGGCATGTGCCTTCTCCCCCTTTAAGGCTTTGCGGGCCAGTCAGCGTCGTCCAGATTAGGAAAGTTTGCATGATCTGTAATGTCACGCAAAGCCTGACGATAACTCGTCATCGCAGCGTCCATCGTTACATCAGTCAACGCAAAGTAATCTGTCTCAGCCAGAAGCGTGTTGCGCTTGGCGCGGACAGCCTCGCCAGCATTGTCATCCAGTCCAGCTTGATACGCAGCCTCATGCTCTGCCTTGGTGGTTGTTACGCCATCCTCGTCAGTCGTGTCAGCAAACATATCACGTGCAACGTAGTTCTCAACCCAGTTGCCGTTTGCGTCTTGGACAACACCATCACGCACAGAGTTCTGATACTGTGTAGTTGTAGCTGCTGGTGAAGCTAAGACAGCCTCTAGGTTGAGGCCATCCAGTGTTGCTTGCTTCCATGCACGAGGCAAAGATACGTTGCTGTAGTGGCTGCGCCATTGACCTTGGGTCTTAACTTCGCCTGTTTCTGTGTGTCGATATTCAGCCATCAGAGTGATCCTTTCGTGATGCTGTTGAGTGGTCTATGCCACAGAGTAGAAAATATATTCACCGCCAGAAGCATTGATTGTCGTGCCGTTTACGATGAAGCCACTGTTGTCTGGGTCAACCCAATCCGTGCTAGTTACTTCTGCATCAGTTGTGTTCAACTCAAGGTATGGATCATTGCCAGCGACAATACCACGTTCAGTGTCCCAGACATACCAATCACCTGTGCTGTCAGTACGTTTAATCAGGATGAACCTTGCGCCTGACGTAAAGCCACAGTCGATAGTCTGACTTGAGCCGTTACCCGTGTAGCTACCCACCTTGGATATACCGGGGAGACTTGCGAAGAGGTAGGCTATGTAGTTGTTTGCTGAGCTTTGATTTACATTTGCAGATATACCGAGAGTAAAATCTGTTGCTGTCGGTGCGGTTTGATACCAGTAGTAGTTACTATCTGTGGCCTCAGCGCTGCTTGACTGTAGAAATAAATGGTAGTTTTCAGGATTAACACCACCGTTTACGCCCTTATGGTAAACAGCCCAACTGCCGGGATTGTTTCGCTTCTTCACCCACATCATCTCAGGTGCAACACCAAGGTTATGGCTTACAGTACGTCCTGCAACGCCGTCACCCGTGTAGGCCACAACGTCGAAGTAGTTAGGCGCACGTTTCCATAAGTACCCGTGATTGGGTGCAAAAGTAATAGTGCTGTTCCTAAACCCGTTCATATAATCAAAAACAACTTGAGTATTTGTGTACTCAGCGCTTGTCTCTTCTGGACGTAGATACTTCGTCCCTGTCAGCCTTGATGCAAAGGTAGTTCCCCCGCCTGCTGTAGACTTTACAAAAGCGGTGTCTACAGGGAAAGTGCTGCGAAATGCAGGGGCTTGCCCGTCACCCGTTGACCCCTGCGTATCAATAGCAAACACCTCAGTCGCACTCTCAGGTGGAGCAAGAGGGCCACGGCGGATGGCGATGTAGATGTAGGTGCCGCCAGATGCGTTGTAGTTTGTAC